CCGTCACGGGCGATTGCGCGGCACATCTTCACTTCCAGCACGTAACGGGTGCCCTGCTCCGTGATGCAACTACACGACCCGTCATCGACGGCAACGCAGTACAGCTCCGGCGCCGCCGCAATCGGGCGCTTGTCATACGCGGGTGCGGTCCACGGCTGGCCGGGCAAACGCGGCTTGAGCCACGCGGCGATATCGTCTGGACGCTTCTCGGCCTGGTCGCCACCGCCGAACTGACCCAGCGGCTTTGACGTCTGCGCCGAAGGCGCGGGCGCCGGTTTCGGCGGATCAAAAAAGGACATCACCTTCCACACCAGAAGCACCAGCGAGAGGATCGCAAGAGGCAGCATCCACACGTACCACGGGATTTTCTTCTGTGTCGTGTCCTGCACGGTCGATTCGTACATGTTCCGCTTCATCACCGCAACGGGATACGACCACACAAACTTGGTGGTCGAATCATTGGTGTTCTCGCTGAACTTGTCCCACCACAAGATGACGGCTTTTTTAAAGCCAAATCGGCGGCGGATATGCTCATGCCGATCAATCAGACCAAGAAGGAAAATATCGAGCTGCTGCTTCGCCTGCTGGCAAATCAGCACGAAATCGAAGCCGCGGTGCCGATGCGTCGCCATCGCTTCGACGTAATCCGGCACACGCGCACCCGGTGCCCGGCGAGGAAACGCGCCGTAGCACTCATCCAGCACGATCACCGCACCGTCGGGCAGGTCTTGCCACTTGCGCGGGTCAGGCAGCTCAAAAAACCCATTCTCGGCTGCCTTGAGTCCGCGAACGCCGTGCACGTAGACGTCCCGGCCCTTGCCCTGAAATTCCAGCGCAATTTGCATGGCGCGCAGGGTCTTACCATGCCCAGGCTGGCCCGTGTACAGGTAGATCATTTCGCGAGCGCCCGGAAAATCATGCTGCCGGTCACTGCGGCCACCGTGGCGGAAATAATCATCGAGAACGCCACATCGCCACCGATCGCGCCGAACGCCTGAAACAAGAACAGGCTCAAGCCGGACGCCTTGCCTTGCAGGAAGGACATAAGCGCGGGCGTGGCCACCGTGTGTGTGACGACGCCGATACCGAGCGCCAGCAGGGTTTTAAGCACCCACTGGCCGGCGTAGGTTGACACCATCCACACCAGGCCGCGCAGGAGGAGAGCAATAACAGCGGGCATTAGGACTTCCCTCCCGAGGCCGTGATCTTGATCGCGATGAAGCCTGCAATCAGCAGGAAAATCGGCCGCAGCATGGCGAGCCATTCGCAGAAATAGCCTTGATCCATCGTCCACGGCTTGCCGAACACCATCACCGTGGGCAAGGTCGGGCAGGTGTTGCCGGCCCAGCTGGTCTGGTCAATCTTGCTGCCGTCCACGACGTCGGAACTCATCACTTCGCCGGCCGACGTTTCGCCGGTCGCGTACTGATCGCCGTCGCCGGGCTGAACTTCGGTCCAATCCGGTTGACCGTTGCCGTTCTTGTCCGACTTGTCATCCTTCACGGTGCAACGATCCAGCCACACCTGGCTCACGACCATGCAGGTCGGCGCGTCGCCCGAGCAGATCGGCGGGGTATTGCAATCCTGACCACCGCTGGCGCTACCCTTTTCGGGTTCGTTCGGATCGGTCGGCGCCGGCCCCTTGTCACCCGCCTGCTGGCCGGACTCGACCGGCGCAGACGGTTGCGCGTAAACGGTCGTACTCACGTTCTGCAGCGTGCCGGTCACCTTGTCGGCTTGCGTAGTGTTGTCTTGGCTCTTGATCTGAGTCGGAGGGTCAGTGATCGGCGAAGCCGGCGGCGGCGGCGGTGCCGGCGCGTTCGGCGAGCCGGCGCAGATCGTGGCGTCGCCGCTACTTACACAACCACCCGCCGAGCTGCGCGCAGTTGCGCCAGCAACGCACACCTGTTGCCCGCCCGAGGTCGCGCAGTACTTATCGCTGGCAGTGTCGTAGCAGGAGCCACCACCGCAGACCTTAGGCGGAGCTGCAACGTCAGCAGCCGGAAGCGTGGGCACGGGAGGCGCCGGATTCAGCGCGCCACCGCTGCCATCCTTCCAGGGGTCGCCCTCAGAGCCAGCGCAGAGATTGCCACTCGGCGCCAGCGTGCCGTAAGTTTCCCACCCACCGGAGTACTGATTTTGGGTCGGCGCCGAGATCGGCGTGAACGTCAGCGCACACTGCACGGATCCACCGGAAATAGAATCAGTAGCACGACCACAAATCGACGTGCCTTGCGTCAGCTTGCCCGAGTTATAAATCCGCGCCGACGGCAATTGCGTGCACGGATTCGAAGGAGGCGCACCGTCAAACGCAAACCGCTTGTCCGGATCAGCTGGATGCTGAGTTGGCGGAATCGTGCGCTTATCGACCCACGAAAGCTGGTAATAGAACTTGCTGACCCCCGAGAAGTTTTGAGGGCCAGCGACAGAACACGCGCCCTCATTATTCGGCGGCAAGGAATTGCGATAGTTCATGCACGACTGATAAGCCTGCTGCGGCGTCACGGCAGCAGCGCGCGGCGAATACATCGACGCCAAGAGACCGAAGCACACGAATCCGGCCAGCGCGAACCAGCGACGCATCACGACAGCGCCAGCCAAATAGCCGGCAACACACCAAGCATCACCAAATAGCCTTCCATACGTCCATCCTCAAGGGCCAGAAAAAAGCCGGGAGAGTTACCCCGCCCGGCTTTGTAAACACGCGGGTTTCGCGGCTCGCCTTAGCGGGCAGCGGAACGCACGTGGCGGATCAGGGCGACCACGCCGACCAGGACGAGGATCGCGCCGCCCACGGCCAGAATTTCCGCCTTACCCGTGGTCAGCTCGCTGATCACGTTGTCCGACAGCGCCGTCTGAGCGAACGCACCCGCCGACGCCACCAACGCGCCGACACCGAAACCGGCCTTGCCGGCGAAACGCTTGAACTTGCTCATTGCTCACACTCCGTTTGCATGTCAGACCCCAGCGGTCCGACGAAGAACCCGCACAATAAAACCGATGGCCCAGCACGCCCCGATAGCGCCGGACATGGCCAAGCCCTCAGCGGCCGTCAGCGGCGGAAAACTGCCGGCCTGTTGCTGCACCCATTGCACCTGGGCGCATTGCCCCGTAGCCCCGTCCAGATCGGCCGGCGCGCATGTCGCGACGAGATCAGACGAGGCAAACATCACTTACCGGCCGAAGCGGCGGGAGGCGCCGTCCTCAACGCCGACGCCAGCGGGACCAGCACGGCGCGCGGCATGGTCAGCCGGCCATTGCTCACCGCAAACGATTCAGGTGCGAGCGTGTATTCGCCCGGCGCCAGCTGCTTGTCCGGGTCCAGCGTCAGCTGAAACGCCGTCGGGAGGCCGTCGATTTCCAACACGGCCCACTGCTTGATGCGATTGCGCGTGACGCCTTCCCAGGTGGACTGGAACGGCTCGACGGCTTTGTTGAGAACGTTGATTTTCATGCTGCTAACTCCGTTGGTAGTTGATCGATTCGGTACGCCCACACCTGCCCGTCTGGCCCGATTTCAACGCGCCATGGGGAGGGCAGGAACTCCCCCGTGAACTTGTCCACGTAACCGCCGACCACCTTGCGAATGTCAGCGCGACCACTCAACGCTTCACGCACCCAGATCGGCGAATTCCAGTAGCGAACGTGGCGGCGACCTTCACCCGTCAGGCCGCCGTGTCCGCAGATACGCGCACCCTTCGGAAAGCCGAGGGCATCCGCAGACGTTGCCTTGCTGGCGTACTTCGTGATGTAGCCAATCGGCGACTGAGCATTGACGATGTTGGTCCGGCCGTGCGGCCACCAACCTTGCGCGTCAGCGAACGGCAGATATTTGCCCTTTGGAAGCCAGATGATCACGTGGTAATGCAGCGCGCCGCGCTTTTGCAGCTCGGCCACCCACACGAAACGAAGACGTACACCACGACGCTTGCACCAGCCACGAACGTTATTCAAAAACTCCCGAATATGCCCAGGTTCCCAGTCGCCGAGGTCGGCGTAGGTCAGCGTCATGAACTTTTTGTTCCACAGCTGCGCGGAGCGCTCACAGTGAGCATCGAAATGCAGAAGCCGTGCCGAATGATTCACCGTCGAACGCATGCGCTTCAAACGCTTTGCCTGCGGATCAACGCGCAGACGATCGCGAAGCGGCCGCTGTTTCTTCAACGCTGAAATATGCGTTGTTTCAGTATTGGTAAACCCCAGGGCAACACCCACCCCGCGCCCGGCGGCTACGCCGCCGTGCGCGGTGCGCGTGCCGCCCTTTCCGGCCTGCCATTTCGACTTGGCCAAGTCATCGAAAGGCGCGTCAATAGCATTGTTCTGGCGCACCCGCTCACGTGCCGCACGCACGACGCGCACAGCACGCGCTTGCTCATGCAGAGGAAGAGACACAGGTTTAGGCCACGGGCCATACAGAGGCGGCGGCACAAGCTGCACAGGCGGCACATAAGGCGGAGTCTTGCCCCACTCGCCCGACGTGCGGATGCCATCAATCGCACGATCAAACACAGCGGTCAGACTGTCCGCTTTTCGTCCCGGCGGCGGCGTGTAAGTCGGCGCGTCGAACGGCACGTAATCAGACGGCCCGCGCATGCGAGCGATGAACTCCGGGGAGACGGCCTCACTCGCCATCGTCAGCACCCCAGGAATCGACCTCTTCCACGTTGTCGGCCAGCGAGTCAGCCGTCAGCGAAAACACGAAATGAAACGTAGCCTGATGATTCTCGGCCGCACGTTCGGCAAGCTGGCGCAACTGCGCAACCACGGCTTGCGCTTCGGCCACCGAAACCGGCCCGGTCAATTGCTCATCCATCGGAAGGTTCCCGCAGGCCCGCAGCCTGCAAAACGAGGTGGATACGTGCGAGCGCTTCGGCGCTGGCCTCATGCATGACGGGCCGACCCTGATCGGCCAACCATTCACGGTGAATCACATGCGCTTCCCACTCGGTCACCTTCCGACGCAGCGAAAGCGGCACAGTGGCGCCAGAGGTGCGCAGCAGCGTACGCAAGGCTTCTTTCAGGCCAGCGTGGAAACCTTCGGCGTACACAGTGCCGGCGTCCACGACGATCACGGTCGATTCGCGGGCAGTCATCGGAAGCCATCCTTGCCGCCGATCCCGCCGCCCTCTTTCCAGCGGTTTTCTTCGTAGTCGGCGCGGCACGCATTGCACACGCCGCCGTTCTCATCGATGTTCTCTTGATCGTCAGCGAAGCCACAGATGCCGCAGGTTGTATAACCTGGCCCCGTTTGCGCCTCATGGTCTTGCTCACCGATGCCGGCCGATTCTTCGATACCAAAATCGTCGGTCGAATCAAACAAGCCCTCAGGCTCACAGTCGCGGCAGTAACCGACATGCTCGCCACCATCCGACACGCCCATATCCGCAGGCGCACCACACACAACGCAACGCGTCACGTCATCGCCGACATAATCCGCATTGCCGGCGAACCCGCACGCGCCGCAGACAACCAAATCGGCGCTCACGCCGCTGATATCGTCCGAGCCGCACTTGCGGCAGACGTAGCCCTCAAGCTCGACACTGCCCGGCTGATCCGACTTCGCGGCGCGCTTGACCATGCGCACCAGCACCAGCAGCGCGGCCAACACCATCAGCGCGGCGGCGATGGCCATCATTTCGCCCTTGCCCGAGGCAAGCGAGCTTTTGAGCGAGGCCGAGAGGTACTCGGGCGAGGACGTCCCCGAGGTGCCCGTGCACGGACCCGTATAGTTCGGGTCGGAGCCGAGGCCGCAGTCAAACAGCATCGCGAACGGATGCATGGAGTAGTAAGCCGGGCTCATTTGCGCGGCCCCGTCAGCACGTCGATAACGACATACAGCGCGATGCCCACGACCGCACCGAACAGCAACAGGGTCAGCGTGACGCCGGACGGATTAACCAGCCACCCGTAAAGCATGGTTGTACGGTCAGTGCAGAACATCACGGCGTATCCCCATGCAGGACGTGCAGGGTCAACGCGCCGGTCTTGTCCTGCTCCCAGCACCACCGAGAACGTCCCGCCGCCCTGTATCCGACGACCGACAGGGGAACCGGAAGCGAGGCAACAGGGCGGCGGTAACTCGGAGAAATCGGATAGCCGGTACAACCGGCCAGATTGGCCCGTAGACGGGCGTTCAGGGCGCGGAGTCGGAGGACCACGACTACCAGCCAGAACGCAGCCAGAGCGAACGGGAGAACGGCGAGAAGGTACATTTTCGGCCCCTGCGAATGTACCTATGGTAGGTACAAAGCGGAATGTACACTACCCAGGTACACCACTGTCAACAGGCCAGGTACATGAACAGCGCAACTTATGCCCTATTCACCGAATGGAAGGCACGCAAGGGAATCCACAGCGACAACGCGGCCGCACTGGCGCTCGGCGTGCAGCGGCAGACCGTGCACGGCTGGAAGGTCGGCAGGAATGCCGAGCTGCCGATGGTGATCAAGATGGCGAAGGATATCGACGAAGACCCGCACGCATGGGCGTTCCAAGTACTTGCAGAACGAAGCGTGGGCGCAGAAAAAAAGGCCATCGAAAAGATGGCCATCGAACTGGTGGGTCGTCCGGGACTCGAACCCGGGACCAATAGATTAAAAGTCGCCAGCCGGCACTTACGATGGCAAATTAGCCGTCTAAATGCTGCTCAGTATTTTGTCGATTGTCGTCGCGTGCTTCGCGTACTGCGAGGGC